ACTACTAAAGTAAATGCTTCTACAATATTAGAAGGATTATTTCTATTAACTATTTCGAGTAAAATTGATTTTTTCCATGTATCAGGTACTATAGCCATTGTGCTTCTCTATTGTAATTATAGCATAATATTATAAATGTTACCACTGCGTATATCATGCTGTTCACTCCTTAATCAATAATTTACTCTTTGCTATATCTCCTGGCACTGTATAAGCCTCACTTCTGTCTGGTAGAAGGTCAACACCACCGGCCATAAGGCAATAATCTACAAATTCTGAATATATATATCCAAACACAGCACTCTTGAATGGACTCCACTTTAAGATTTTCCACAGCCATCTCAGTGGGTATACAAAAAACATTGAAATTAATAACGGAAAATTGTAAGGTACTTTAAGGCTTATTTGCATTTCAACCCACGTTTTTATAGCTTCTTCATCCACTATAACTTCTGATCTAAGCACATAAACATCTCCGTTTGGTTCACTTTTGTATTTTCTTACCCCTGAAATCCACTTATTACTAGAGTCAAAGTAAGCTGTCTCTTCGTAGATATATCCAGAAATCCAAATTGCAGAATGGTAGTAATCTGAACCCGTTACGAATTTTACTAAGTTTGACCACCACCATTCTTTACCTTTAATAGGCTTGTATAAAATTATTTTAATCATTTCTTTGTGCCTTGTATAGTAGTTAATGTTTCTTTAAGTACTTGTTTAAGATTCATCATTTATCTCTTGATTTTTCTCTAGCTCACTAAGTAGTTCAAGTTTTGCTACTATCTTATTATAGTCAGTTACTAGCATTTGTAGTTTCTTTTTGTATTCATTTATACGAGCTTGTTCAACTTCTATTTCCTTCATTAATTCAGACTGCTTATTAATTAGTTCATTTCTCTTTTCCTCAAACATCAGTTATACCCCCTGTTGGTATAGAAGTTTTTTTTGGCAACTTTTCAAGTTTCTCTACTTTTATTGTTCCAGATACCAACTTTTGTTTTACTTTTCTTATTCTATCTTCATTAATATATTCTATTGTCAAATCTTTCGGTTGCTTAGCAATCTCTTCTCGAAGAGCATTTTTTGTCATTCTAATCTCTGTATTTAAATCTTCCAACGGTTTCAACTGCTCACTTCGTAAAGGTTTTCCATCTCTAACATGTTCTATTAAATTATATACTGCTTTTCTTAAAGCAGCAAACTCTTGATTTCTATTTCTACCTACCGAGCCTAATTGACTAATAACCGCACTACTAACTTGTTTAGATATGTCATCCCAACCAACAAATACTAATTTATCATCTTTTAAATTCACATTAGTTTCTCTTATCCCTTTAGCATTACTTTTGAACACAATTGGTCGATCTCCAATTAACCAACCTATCGATTCAACTTCTTTTTGAGCTATATCAAGATTGTCAAACGGTCCTAATACACGAGAAATATTCTCTTCTTTCTTGAAGAGCCCAAACTTCTCAGCTTCTTCACAATTAGGACATCTTCTCTTTGTTATTATTGCTACATAATAATAATCCATAACTCCTCCTAATAATCTCTTCTCCCAGTTCCATCAGTATAAGCTGTAAAGAAGTCATTTATGTCTGTTGCAGTTGAACAAGCATCTTTAACCGATGAGCCTACCGAATAAGAAAGTAATCCTGATGGGCAAGATGAATATCTATAAAATCTAATAAGGTTAATATAACCATAATGCCACTTCTCTGATGGAGACCCTAAATTCTTACTTGCATTAGAGTATGGAGCAGGAGTCTTGACAAATCTTATAAATTCTTCGTTATATTTTGTGTAATAGACATAATTACCATTTATTGACAAGTAAAAAACATTATCTTTAGATGAAGTATCATCCATTAACCCTATATAAGCATATATCCCTCCATTATCTTGGATGAATTTAATATATGGATTATCTGTTTCAGTAACATTATCTGTATCTGCTTCTAAAATAATGTAAGCATCTTTTTTAGAACCAATATATAAACCACTATCTCTATCCTCTGTATGATGATACCCTATTGTTACACCCCCTCCTTCAGTTTGAAGCCCAAGACCTACATTATCACTAGAAGTTGCTGTTCCTTGTCGAGCAATAATTTCATTTCCGTCAATAACTATATTAGCAAGTCCTTCGTCAGAATTGCCTATCTGTAGAAGAGCCCCCCCTTTCGCAGTCGATGGAGAAACATCATCGTTTGAATTTATCAAAAGATGTCCTTTTATGCTAAGATATGTTGCATTCTCTAATTCCAAATTAAGTCTATCATCACCATTTCCCCATCCTATATAACCTCCTCTTTTACCATCTTGTCTGCGAAAAGAAACGTATCCATAGCGTAAATTGTCCACTGTTTGTATAATATCTAAACCGGCAACTATATGAACAGATTCATTTTGAAATGTCCAAGTTGTATCAGATGAATCTCCTATAACGAGTTTGCCATCTTCTTCATGCAAGAACTGATCTGTAGCATTTTCAATTATTAATTTATCATCGACTACAACACTCCCCCCACTTGCAGGCTTGAGGATAAGATTTCCTGACTGGTCATATCCTCCATACAATAAGACTTTCCATTCAGTAGATGAAGGTTCTAATAGAATTACGTCTTCGTTTTCCAAAGACCAATGAGATGCTGATAAACCATTCATTAATTGTGAGGAAGTAGTAGAAAATAATACTTTTCCAGTACCTGTTCCCTTTCTCCAATACAATCGCGAAGCATATTCAGTTGTTACATCCGGTAATGCTATTGTAACGTCATTAGAATCTGTTATTGTAGTTCCTAATTTTATAATACCTCTATCATCCACCCAATCTTCTATAGGATTGCCCATAGCTTGCATAACCTTTGTTCTATTATTTTTATCAGCCTCTGATAGACTATCTAAAGAAGCTTTTATATTATCACCTAATTGATTGGTTCCCATTATGCTTTTGCTCCTATATTAGTACCGTGCATTGCCCCTGAAAAGAGACAAACAGGTAAATTATTAACATTTTGTACGCCATTGTTTAAAACTATAGCTTGTCCAGTTGCGGGCGTTACGTTAATACCCCCTAAAGATGTAATACTTATTGTTGCTCCTTTAGCAGTTACACTAACTGTTCCAGAAGGAGTAATATTTACATCCCCTGAAGGGTCTGTGGTAATATCGCCATCTGAATTTAAATCAATATCTCCGGCAGCTTCTATCTTTATTGTACCATCTGATTTTTTTACTGTAATGCGTGTTTTATTGCCGTCATTTTCAATAATAACATCTCCGGTATCTTTATCGTATATTATTGTCCAACCTATTTCTGTAACTATTTTACGTTCTCTTTCCTTATCAGCAACAGCCAAATTATCCTTAGACTTTTTCATAGTCCACATAGTATCTATTACAGAACACAAAGCAAAAGCTGTATCAGGGGAATCTACACCATCGGGAAACAATACAAATACTTTTGCTCCTACAGGAGGAATATCACGTTCTCCAAAAGCTCTATCATCATTTACCCCAACCCACGCTAAACTACGAACTTTAACGTGCCTATATTCCAATCCTACTGTAGATTTAACATCTATAGATACGTCTTCAGAATGTACCCTTTGAACTATTCCCCACACACCTACGAGAGGAAGTAACGCAGATGACCTATTCATAGCCTCTACATTTTGTAAAACGCCTGTTTGTCTGTTAATACCAGAATCTTCAATAATTTCAATATCCATATCAATCACCTGTTAATGAAATAGCTTGTATGCTACGCCCTATTTTACTAATAGGAGACTTCCAACTACCATCTTGATTATATTGTGCCCCTCTAGATAATGATAATACAGTCTCCATAGAGTTGCCATAGGACCAACTATGCGTACTTTCTTCAATATAAAACGTACCATCCAAAAAATTAATTCGTTCCCCTATTCTTGGATTCTTTCCAAGTGTTTTATTCGTATCAGGAGTCATTATTGTTAATTTACCTGAGTAAAAGGTATCATTATGTTCATACCACGTTTTTAACATATTACTTATGTCTTTAATTAATGCACTTGCACTATTAAATTCTTCTACTTTACTTGTATCAAAATATTTAAACTCTACTATTAGTGGTTTAAATCCAAATATACTCCACAAATCTTTATCTATAGCATAATTTTTAGAAGCAGAATTAGCCATCAATATTGCTAGGTTTTCACCTATACCCGCTCCCGGAAGTGTTCCTAAATAAAATGTAAATACTTCGTTGTCTGATCTATTAATATCAAAATCGGTAACTATTAATGAAGGTATATCATAAACAGGCAAATCCTTCCAATCAGAAGCATCAAAGGGAGTTTTTCTAAATATAATGTCTAATTGTTTATGATCTGTATTCCACCGTGCAAATAATTCATTTACGGGGGGAAATAATAAGTTACTCCATATTTGCCATATATTATTACTTCCTACATTATACAAAGACAAAGAAACAGGATACTGAGCTTTTAAATCATTTGATATTCCATTTGTAAAACTTATGAAATAATCTAATATTCCTTTTACACCTTGGACATATCCTAATTGTCCTACTTCTTTTATTAAATCCATAAAATCATCATATATTATTTTAAATACAGGGGCAATTCGCCCTCCTGGTTCTAATAAAGTAGAAAGTTTAGTTATCAATTTTTTATATGCACTTTCTGCTGTATCTCCTGTATTAAAGTATGCTTGATTTAATACTAAAGTTAAAGTAGAAAGAAGCTTTCCTAAACTACCACCGGAGACTATTATATTTCTATTAGGTTTACCATCATCACCCATTTTAGAACTATATCGCATACTTTCTACATAACCAACATATCTAAGTTCCCCAAATTCATAGATAAAAACTAAATCCCTTAATGTAATACGTTCAAGCCAACTTCTTCCTTTAGCATCTACTGTAGGTAAAAGATTTAATGTAAATGGAGAAGCAACTGAACCTAGTGATTCTGAAAAATTGTAACTTATCAAATCGTTAGATACAATCTCATCAATGCCTGCGTCTTCAGTAAAATCTGAAGTAAAACGAATTATCGGTGGTTTTATACTATACATAGGTGCATTATAATCAGGGCGTTTAATTTGAATTTCAAAAACTACTTTCCGTTGAATAAACCGCATTAAAATCTCCCATAAGAATGGATACCATAACCTTTAGGTATATCTACTTTTATAGGTTTTTTAACTTCTTCTGTATGCTCTTTAGTAGCTGTTTCTAATTTTTCTAATTGTGTTGTTAGATTAGTCAAAGCAGTTGATAACTCATTTAAAGTTATTGCAGAACCACCCTCACTAGTAGATTTTACTGCGCTCTTTAAAGCATCGCTAAGTAACGGATTTTTAGAAAGTAAGGTTTTGTCTTTATCGGATAAACTACTCATCCACTCGGATATTATATTTTCAGCAAAATCACCGGAAGCGCTTGATAATAGAGCATTTATTTGATTTGATTCAGTAAGAGGCAACAAATTTCCGGGAGAAGGTCTACCACCAAGCATTAATAAACTTTCAAAACCCCCTTGAGTAACTTTGTTTACTCTAGCAGTAGCTGCTCTTTGTTCAGCTTCACGTTGTTTTTTAGCTTCCGCTCCCGTAGTTCCTATACCAAAATGTTTATCTATTGCTTTAAGTACAGAATCAAAACCCCCATAAAGACCTGCTTTTATAGGAGTTAATAGTTTAGCAGAGTCCCGTATAGAGGTCATTATTTTTTGTTGTTCTGATAACAATTCCATTTCAGGAGTTTTCTTTAAAGCTTTTGCTTTAGCAGATTCATCTAAAGCTTTTTTAGCTGATGTAGCATCAGGGGCTTTCCATATCTCACTTGCAGTTGTATAATTAACATCATAAACCCGTCGTACCAACTCAATGGCATTGTTTTCGTTTCCGCCAGTCATACCTTTTATTGCATTCTTTATAGCATTAATATTTTTTACAGTAGCCCCTCTTTCTATCTGTTTCATTACATCAATATATGAGCCTTTACCACCTAAAAGTTGTGAAACAGCCTGGTATTTAATAATATCTGCTTGACTTTGTACTCCTGTAGCTCCGGCTATAGCCATATCCATTTTATTAAACAAGCCCAAACCGTATTGACCTTGATATTGCCTTCCCATGCTCCCTATCCAAGACTGTACAGCATTTACAGAGGCAACATTTTTAATAATTCCTCTGCTTACACCTTGTTCTATCATTTGAGATTGAGCTTGTAAAATCTCACCTAATTGCGCTCTACTCATACCTAATTCTTTAATTTGCCCCGCAGCATAACCCATTATTCCGGCAGCCCCACCACCTTGCAAACCAAAGCGTAAACCTAAACCCATAAAACGGGATAACGTACCTGTATCTGCTCCGTAAAGTCTGGAATAAGTCATTACATCAGTTGCAGCCCTCCCTACTGCTGCCCCACGCCCTCCAGCAGTCGTTAAAGCTCCAAATATAGCTGCTCCCTGTTCAAAAGTCATTCCCAATTTTGAAGCTTTAATACCAATGTCATCCATTACTTTGCCAAAGTTTTTGGAAGTTTCTTTACTGGTATTACCTAATTGATCTAACTGTGCTGTAACTTTCATTACAGTGTTTATTTGTTTTTCGTATACTTTCTCTAAAGCATTTCCAGCATAACCCACCCCTGTAGCTGCTAACAAACCCCCTCCAATATACTTTCCTATAGGACCTAATCCTTTAATTATACTTGCTAAAGTATCACCTACACCTACTCCGGCGTTTACAACATCACCAGTTGTCCCTAACCCTGCTACAGTGCTACCTGCTGTTCTAAATAATGATCCTGCATTTGGTAAACCAGAAAAACTATTTTTAGTTTGAGCTTGCATTCGTTGTATGCTATCGTGATATTTATTAATTCGATCTGCAAATTCTTTATATTGTGCCTCTATACCGCCTAAACTTAATGCCTTTTGCATATCCGCACTTGCATTTGACATATTTCTTAAAGCATCTGCGGATTCTTTGGCAACCTGCGGAATATTAGATTGCATAGAAATGTTTATACCAACTGTGTTAGAAGCCATTATGTATTACCTATTAAGTCTTTTTTAAGTTTTTCAATGTCAGCGTCAGTGTATCCCATATTTTTTAATATGTGTACAGGAAGCCCTTCAAGTTTAGCTTCTTTCTTTTTAGATTTGTAATATGTTTGTTTCAATGTAGCGTCATCAGGAGTATTTAAAAAGTTTATAAGTAATAATTCCATTTGCAAATCGTTTAACTCCTTAAAACGTTTATCCGTTGGTAATACCCTGAAATGCTCCATCACCCACAGTTTCAGTTTTAATTCTAGCTTTGCCGATTTTAGCAGTTCCATTGAAATGGGATTTTTCAATCTTTTTTTGTGTTTCTTGATAAAAGTGAAGATACCTCCTATAAAGGAAGCTTATTAACGAATCATCGGGGCAATCTTCGGCAGATTCTAATTTATTCCACCAATCAGGGGCTTTTATTATAACTGTATCCAAAGAAGCGTACACCCTAAATTTCATCAACATATCTGAACTAAATTGATTTTCAGGGTACCCATCTAATCTTCTAGCTATTTCAATTTCAATATTACGTATATCCTTTGGTAAAGGTAATGCAATAACAAAAACACCCCTCTTTGTTTTTATTTCTTCTGTTATTTGCTCTCCATTCAAGATAGATTCTAAAACATCTTTTTTCTCCGGCATTCTTTTTTCTCCTTCATATTATTTAACTTATTTTATCCCGTTTAAGTGCTAAGAACCTTATATTTTCAATCACATAGGCGTTAGGTGATACTTGCTCTCCATTACTAGCAACCACTACTCCGGTAAAACTACGTATTACTTTCTGTGTAGCTGTATTAACAAATGCTAATTGGTCGAAGTTACGTCCTTTTCCGTCTAACTGAACATCGTCTCTATACGGAAGCAAATCCTCTATAGTTATTTCACCCCCATCTGAATACAATGTATTTTTTGTCTCCGGTACAAACGCTGATAATGTAATAGAACAAGTATACCCTTGAGAATCAAGCGATATTGGTCCTAAGTGATTTAATACCCCTGCTTGCTGTATGTTCCAATCTTCGTCGTAGCTACAACCCTGTGCTAATCCTAAAGCTCTTAACTCACCATCTACTTTAATCTGAACTTGAACCCAACTCCCACCGGCGATTAATTTTTCTGCCATAATATTTTATCCTCCTATACCTGTATTATATTTCATATTACCATCCTATGCTGATGTACTTGCAAATACGTGCATGTGGCTTGTTAAGAACATAAAGTTAGCGGGGGGCGTTAGATAACAATCATAATCAATCTTAATTACGTCCCCTATTATTGTCTTTTTATATCCCCAATAAGGAGGCGTTCCGTTAAACAAACCTAAATCATTATATGCAGATAATTTACCATACACTATTGCATCCACCTTAGACAATAAAGTATTACTCATAGCCTTCCCAACAAAAGACCGTTCTATTTCTGTACGTAAATCTCTAGATACAAATAAAGCTTCTCTCATCATAGAAAATTCATTACGTGCAAGGTCAGCACCTTGATACGTTGTTATTGTCCTTCCTGTAACAAATCTACCATCTTTAGTTTTGATTCCCGGGCAAACCCCATTTTTAATTAATGTTTCAGCTTCTGTAGGAGTCAAAGTCTTTTCCCAGTCGAGTACATCTACAGTTTTAGCTGTATGTGGTTCATTAATAGCTAATGCAGCCTGTGCCCCCAAAAGTTTAGCAGCATAGTAAACTCCAGCCCATGTTTTTATAACAGAAGGATTATCGTAATCATAGTGTTTAAACCCAGGATACGCAAGCATTCCATATTCAGAAGCAAGGTTTTTAGCCCGTGTTATTGCTTGTTCTATTGTTTCACCTGTGGCAGTTCCTAAAATAAACTGTCTCTCCGCTTTTCCAGTAACACTATTCATACTGGCACAATGTGTTTTAATAGCATTGTGTACACCGGAATCTGCCGTAGAAGCTCCTATAAACTGAATATCTTCCATTTCTGCAAGCCCTAAAGAAGTAGTCCATTCAGATGATGTATAATCACCATCTATAGCTCCTGAAAAATAAACCCAATCAACGTCATTATCCGGTACTATTCTAGATGCAGCTCCTGAATGAAATATAGCAGTATCAATCCAAGGAGATGAGTTCATAACATCTATCAAAGCCTGTAAATCACTATGTACCGTATATGCACTAGATTTTATATCCTGTGAAGTTACGGTATCTAATTCTGTAGTTTTATCAAAAGGCGTTCCTGTAATAACAGCAGCCGTATAATCTGTTTGATCGTTTATATAGTTTACTAAATCTTCTATTGTAGGAAAAGAAGCAAAAGCAATATCTAAATCACCGGATGCATCTACTGTAGTAGTTAATTTTGTTAAAGTAATATCCATAGTTACAGCACTTCCACTACCAACATACTGAATACTAAAACTCTCCTTTTCAATATTATCATGCACTTCATCTGCATTATTCTGAAATTTAACAGTCCATTTTTTACCAGAACTTGTACCATCCTCTAGCTTGGCTTTTAACTGGTTTGTATGTAATCCATAATCCCATGCAGTAACATCTATTACAGGATTACTAGAAGCTTTTAATTGCCGCGTTGCCTGTGTTCCTGGATTAACTCTCCATGCTCCTATTTTCTGTGGTACAAGATTACCACCTACCGCAAAAGCATGTCTTACAGCATCCAATAACGCACCTGAGCGAAGCGTATCAACAGCTTCTGTAGGACTTCCAAACCAATGTATTGTATTAGGCTTTCCACCCCTACAATCTCCAAAGATAACTACGTTGGAAGCACTTACTAAACCCCCTGTACCCTTTATAAAATCTAATCTTGAATACCCACCAGGTAAATAATGTTGACTCTGTTGGCCTCCACTTGAAAAAGTTGCAGCGTTTACACCCATTTATATCCTCCTACTATACCAATTTTCTATTTAAAGCTTTTTCTACCAATGCATCCCACTCTTTCACGGTATGCATTTCTTTCATTTTAAAAGCACCTTTTAAAAAAGATAACGTATAACCATTTATAATTCTCTTTGCCAAATATTTAGTTAAATAAATTTTTGGTTCATGCTTTATTTCCTCTTTTTTTTCAACTACTTTTAATTTATTCATTTTCTTACTCATCTCTATGCACCTCCTTTTCGGAATGTGTTACAGAGGAAAAAGTAGTTTGGTCATCCATATCTATTCTATATTGTGCTACAACATAGTCTAAAGGAAACCGTATCATACCTCCGTAAATAATTTTACCAAAATCAAAGTTGTAGTTACCACTCTTTTCTCCACTTATTTCATTCTCAATTATAATTATATCGTACATTTGCTTAATTGTAAACCTTTGTACTCCCATCAAGAAGTTTATCACTAAATCATACAATCTATTTTTAACTTTAGGATTCAAAGACCATACCTCGCATACTAAAGAAGCTCTTCTATATTGTCTAGCTCCTCGTGCCCATAACGTTTCACCTCCCTGTGTAGCTGTGTCTAAAGCAGATAAATCAGAATCAGAGATGATATATAAACTCCGATTAGTTTTTATATCATTTATTTGTGTAGAACTTATTTCAAAATCTTTTATTAATATAGGTATGTTTATTTCTGGATTTTTCATATCAGATTCCATCACTAACGTTATGGAAGGAAACAAACCTTGCGGAAGTTTAGTACCATTAATCTCTGATTCCATTAAATAAACAAAAGGATGTGTACCACTTACTCTTACATTTCCAAAGTTTTTATAAATATCTTTAAACTTTACTTCGCTTGTTAAATAACTGCGTAAACTATTAATTAATATTTCTTCTATATCCGGTACGTAATTAATATTGTGTATCATTTATATCCCCAAATCCTGCTTTATTGCACCCTGTAACATTTCCGTCATTATTGGTTTCATAGTACGCATAACTGCTTCAGTTAAATGCAAACCCTGCCTTGCGGGTTGTATCCAATGAGATGCTGGCGAGTTTACACTAATAACTCTAAAGGTAAAGTATGCACTTCTTATTTCTTTCTGTCCAGAAGGCACTCTCATAACTACCATATTTTCCAAGTTATCCATACCTGTATTTACAAAACGAGAACCCCAACTATACGTATTGCGCGGTATTAACTCTCCCCTAGCATTTACTTGTTTAATTTTCTTTTTAGCAATATTAGAAACAGTAGCTTCTCCTGCTTTGATTAATTGTCTCACTTTATTATAAACTTCTTCTGGCATAGGCGCACGTAAAGAAGTAGGTATCCCATGTCTAAGAGGAATTATTAAGTAGGGATCGCCGGCTTTTCTAATTACTCTCCCATGCCGTTTTACCGTCTTTTTTACTACTCTTGATTTATTACCATAAGGATGTGTCTTTTTCATATCGTATTGTTTAGTACCCCTTTCCAAATAATCAGCTATAGGTGAATCACTAAATATAGTATAATGAAATGGCGCCAACATTCTAACTTTAATGCTTCTGGCATATCCCCCCGTAGGATGTTTTATCTTCCTTGCCTGCCCAGGTATAGGTGCACCTAAAGCATAAGATTTCCATGTAAATGCAATCATATTGGAAACAGCTTTAAAAGCTTTATAGGTTTTAGGCAATACTTTAGAAGCCATCATTTCCAAACCTGCAAAACTTTGAGATAGTATATCGTTAGTAACTTCTATTTTAACGTCCATTAATAATCCACCCTTCCTAAAGGTCTGTCATCTCGCCTGTTTAATACATCATAACGTTTTAATGTAACCCGCTTAGGAAATATTTTGTCTTCTGCATACCGTAAACTAGGTAAATCATCCAATACAACAAAAGCAGGATTATAGGTATAAGCCACAGAAAACTTATCTACAGGTACAGTACTATTAAACTTTAATTTATTATTCTGTATTATAGTAACATCATCAATAACCCCGTTAGAATCTTGTACTCTCAAAATAGAAGCTACATGAAAATTAGGTAATGTAAAAGTAGTTTCTCCACTATTCAGATTACCCACTACAGATGTTTTTTGTTCTGCGGTTAATAAAGAAATCAAATCTCCCGCCCCTACAGGTAACAAACCGTAAAAAGTAGCTGTTAGATTTATCTCCTCTGTAGGAATGTCTTTAGCCTCTACCTTTTGTTTAGGGGTAATTCCAACAATTAAAAATCGTTCAGGTTCTATATATTTACAAGTTACGCTAATTACATCCCCTGAATCCACTGAACTATCAGTAAGTATCATATCTTCCCAAAAAGACACTACGTTAAGGTCTATATCTTTTGTATCATTATGTACATTTATTACTTCTGTAACTTCTCCTTTAAAATCACCATATAATACAGAAATAGAAGGAACGTTAACTCTAATTAAGCCGTTTCCTAAATATGTTCCACTTCCTGTGTAATCTCTTCGTAAATCTGCAATATAGTCCACCCATAAAATTGAATAGTTATACGCAGGCGAACTCAATGTTATTTCTTTGTTATTAAAAGTAGAATAACTGATTGTATCATTGTTCAATCTAACCAGTTTATTAATATTTCTTATATTTTCAGTGGTAGTAACTATCGTATTAGATTTAACAAATGTCTTTTCCACCACTCGTTTAAATATTAAAGGATAATAAATAGAACCTTTGCCATAGCAGATATTGCAATTAGGATCAGGTCTTCCCATATCGTCTACACAAAAACAAGTTAAAGCACTGTACCACCTAACATATTGAGCATGCCTTTGTATAGCATCTTCGTAATTAGAAGGTGTCTGAAAAGTTTTAAATTGCGAACTATTACCTGCCATTTTAACTTCCTACAAAACTCATGGGAAAGCCTCCAAATTTGTACCTGTTACGTTTCAACCATTCAGTAATTTCTTTCTGATATTCTGCGATTCTCGCTCCAAAGTAAGCGCTTGTAGCACTTTGTGTAGAACTAAACGATTCACTCAAACCATCTAAACTTATACTTTGACTAGAAAAACCTGCCAATAAACCATCTCCTACTACTGCTAAAGCTTTAATAGTAGCATATTTTCCTATAACCGCCCGCAAAGACTCTGGTACATAGTCTGCTGTAGGATACCCTGTAGTATAATCTATTTTAAAACCACCCGGATACCTGCGCCCTGTAGCCCTTGACCAAAATGGACCATATATTGAAAATGGACCATACGGCATTCCCCCTTTAGGGTATAGGTTAATCTGCCCTGTTTCTTTTTTTAACCTTAACCAATTAGCTTCTAGCATGTCCATTATTTTACCATCTACAACAGAATACCATACCAAAGAATCTACAGATATAACAGGAAAATGCCGTAATTGTATAAATCCAAAATTATCCCATTGTTTATAATCAAAATCATAAGGGTCTTCTTCGTGTGTATAATCAACACCTTCCCTCCATATAGGACTACGTGTTAAAGAAGCAGAAGGTTCGGTTTTATATATTTTTTTTCTAATATCAATAGTGAGCAATATTTCAAATTCACTCAAAGCTTCATCCACTATCTGTTTAAACTGTTCATCTGAAAACTCTGTTTTAGCAATATCACTTCCTACACAATCTATTCCAAACAACATAGTATAGCGCATATCATCCGCAGTGTATAGCTCCCCCCATTCTCCATTAGGTGCTTTATAATTTCTAAAAGTATAACCTATCTTATCCTCTTCTGTTTGACCTTGCCGAGCATCAGATAAATCACTCTCTGCTAACGTAGAAGAATTAAAATAAGACGTTTTATACCATTTTGTGTTATCACCTGTAGAATCGGTAAAATTATATATGGTTGTTTCCGGAATTAAATTTAATCGTGTTGCAGAATCTGTTATTTCTGTATATGCCCCACCTTCAGAATCCGCTCTATAAATTTTTATTTTATCATAATAATTTAAAACATCTAATATATCTGTAACTTGTATGCTTAACTTTACCATTTCTACTCCTCTATTCCTAATATAATAGGCTTCAAGTCTAACCCAGTATTTGAAATATTAGGTATTAAATCATCCCAACTACTATACACTATTCCTTTAAATGCTCCTATTTTAATTATAACACTTTTATCGGAGTTTAACATAGTCCATATATTTATATCTTTTAGCCCCATAGAACTCAAAATATTAGATGTATCTAAATAAGTTGCAGTAACTTTACTTAATTTAATAGTTATAGACTCCCCTATAGAGGGTTTCATAGGCAATTTATTTATAAGAAAAGTACCTTTTTTAATTACTGCACTAAGTGTTTCTGTAGTAAACGGACTGGAAGGTTTAGTTGTAATTATTTCACTTAAATCGTAACTAAATTCCAAGATAACAGGAGTATAAAAAGGTGCAAAACCTGTTCCTAACCCCTCTGTTATTAATAAATTACTATCTACAAAACCATCTAATATTATACTCATACACGTTCTCGTTTATATACATTAGTTTCAGTTGGTACACCATTTTTATCAAAGAGATTAAAACGTGCAACTTCTGTAGTATTATCTGCTTTATAAAATATTTCCTGATTATTCACTATTTCCCTTTTTCCCGTTGCTTCATCATAGATAAACTTAATTTCATCTATATAATAGCCTACTCTTAATTCTCCTACTGCTAAAAATCCAACTATAGCAGAAACACTAGTAACTTCGAAGTAATATACATCATCATTTAATCCACTTGTATCAAAATCATAATAATACCACCCCGGTTTGTTTGTACTATCTTCCTCTGCCATAACAATAGTAGCTGTATTATCTTGCCACATTGAACCAGTATAAAAATACCCATCTGATTTTCTATACAATTTCAATAAAACATCTGTTAATCCTGTTAAAGCATTGCCAGAATCATCATATATAAATACCCTTATTTTTTCAGTATCGTCCTTACCTATTCTAACCATTATATCGATTCCCCTAATTTATTTCGTATAAAATGGAAATGAACTTCTATTGCTCTTGCGTCTTCTCCCAACGTATCTTGAGCATCTGTAGCCTTTCTAAAAAGTTTAATTGCCATAATGTCATCGTGCTCTAAATTCAAATGAGATATTTTCTCTGTAAATACTGTTGTCTGTAAATTACCTGCAAGATGATTACCACTACTTGCTTGAGTTAGTGTATAAGTTGTTCCGTTTACAACTTCACCTGCCTTAATTGATGAATATTCAAGACCCCATACAACAACACCATTATCTACGTTATCGTGGAACCAATCTATAGATACTTCTATATCAGTAGAATCATCCCATCTATAATTTACATGTTCCTCTGTAAAAGCTTCTTCTTCAGAAGAAGAATTAAAATCTAACGTTTGAAATAATCCCTCAAATCCTGTACCAGGTTGTTTAACATCTCTAAACTTAAAACTTTCGGCATTTAAATCTAAATGAAGAGTTACCCTTGCCTTTCCAACCAAAAATATATTTCCATTATTGGTAAAATATGTATAATCATTAACACTACCAAATTTTTGGTTTTCTATATTTCCTGTTATATAACCCCATTGAATTAATTTACGTATATTACTTAATATCATCTATTATCCCATACATAACTCCAGTAGACTGAAATACAGTTCCTGTATTATTCACATAATATACCACCTTACACAAAGGTAAACCACAAATAGAACAAGTATCAATAAGAAGACCATTAGACAAATGTTCAACTGCACCATACACAAAACAATAACGCTTCACAGCGACTTCTTTATACACTTCTTTATTAATTTCCATTCTTGCCTCCATAAGTAAAAGCAACAGCTACCCCTACCAATGACCACCACTCTCGACCCACATCTATACCTAGATAAATGGATATGCTTACCATTATTAATAATGATACAGTTATACTTCCTTTTACAACTTCACCATAAGCCGGCATTATAATTTTAACCTCTGGAAACATACCCATAAAAATATAAGTTAGAATAGCAGAAATAATAGTCCACATTTCTTTAGGTATTTGAATCAATGGTTTATGAAATTGACTCACTGCCATAGTGATTATAATTATAAATGCCCCAATTATCTTAAACCACGTCTGTATCTTTGTTGCTGTTTTATCCATAATAACTAAATAATGGGGTGAATTAACACCCCATTATTTTATTCTCCCCAAGCCAACCACGTTACAAGTAAATGAGTTGAAGCTGTAGAACTTCCGCCTGTATTGTCTATATAACCATCTTCCACAATTAATTGTCCAGAGTTTGTGTTAGCTACAAACTGACTCGTAACCTCTGATAAAGCGTAAGTACTGTCATCTTGAGAAAGTACACTTACTAACTGATCATTCTTTTTGATGTTGCTTACCGCTATTTTACCGGCTGTGCCACCTGCCACAAACTGTTGCCGTACAAACGGTGTGCTTCGTTTAAGTAACTGACGCCATACCGGGAAAGCTCTTTGCAACCTTGCTTTAAAATTCATTTTTTGCTCCCATCATAGGTATACCGCCCCCATGCGGAGGCGGTTATTATTCTATTTCCTACAAATCTTAGAACCAGCCAAGATTCGATGGAGAAACATTCTTAATACGGATATGCTCTACCGGTTTTTTCAATCCTAAACCTCCAAAAAGAAGCATAAGGAATGGATACACCGCAGCAGTTGTAGGATAAAGGTTGAACTTCATCATCGGTAAGAACTGAAACCACTCAATGGCGTCATATACCGCGCCCATAGTAAGTAAATAAACATCCGAACATCCTGGTAAATCCCAGTTTCTATCAATCACGTCCATAGGTGAACCTGTATAAGGCACTGTAAAAGCATACCTTACTTCGGCGCCGGAACCTCCGCCTTTCTTTGACCTATAAACTTTATAAGCAGTAGGCGCAGGAGAACCGGCTGTAACCGGAAGAGTTACATTATCTCCGGCCGCAACCCCGGTAACAACCGCCTCTGCACTAGCAATGGAATCACCATACCGATTAACTGCAACCACTTTATACACATAATCTCCAGCATCTCCACTAGTAAAATTGGCAGTGGCATCTACAGGACTTGTTGCAGAACCTATTGTAGGCTGCCCTGGTCTTTTAGATGTTAAAACAGACGCTACAGGGGTATTACCTTCCTGAATAAATATATCGTCTTTAATATCCAATGTTCCAAAAGGAGTAGGATACTTATCAAATACAGTTGCTCCAAGTCCGGCTTCCCGTGCTTCAAACCGTAATCTGTCTTTTATCAGCTTCTGAAAGTCCTTCATTACCATAGTCGAACCAAGGAACAAAGAACCTTTTCCATAGTTATTACGTATAATACGCATACCTTCGGTCAAGTTATCTTCAAAAGAAGCCGAATCCGCGCTTGCCCCTCTTAAATCAAGTACATTAGAAGCAGGTATCTGCGCAATTAGCCCATCAGGTTCCTCTGCTACATTAGCAGAATTACCGTAAAAGAGCCCCCGTTCCACATTTCTGATAAGCCAAAGTGTTCCGGCGTTCTGCTCCAAAGTCATAGCGTCTTCTATTGAATTAGATATTGACATCTGCAAAGTTACTTTACGTAAAGTCTGTAAATACTTTGCGGTCATATATTTTCTTTCAATAGTCTGATCTGCCTCTTCACTATCACCACCTTCAGGCACCCAAGCACCGTCTGCGGAACCTACTCCCGTTCTTGTATCCCACTGATGCACAGGGGATTTAATCGGCTGTTTCTTCAAAGCCTGAAACAACTTAGCTTCATCCTGAGACCATAAGATATTTACTAAAGTATTATCCAAGGATTCAGGAATAAGCGCTCTACCACCTGTAAATGAACCGGCGTCAACACCACTTCCAGCAGTAAGAGCTTTTTGCAGTGCCTGTAAGCTTTCAATGTTACCAGCATCTGCAAAGCCTGTATAATCAAAATCCAAATTTAAGCCACCCATTATTTAGCCTCCTTTAATAAGCTCATTACTTTCATATCAAGCGCATCCTTCTGTTGTCCTAATGAACCGGAATTAACACGCCCTTCTATTTTACCAGCTTCTAAAAGAGTAATTTTATTACTCTGTAACCATTCTCTGCTTTTGTTTAAAACCTGCATTCCTGTCATTTCCGGTAAATCTTCCGCAAACCTACTTTTTTGTAGGCTTCTTACCGAACTTATAGGTAATGGAGTTTTAGCAATTTTTTCCGTCTGTTCCGCCACCGATTTCTGAAGTTTAGCCTGTACAGTTAAGAGTTTACCCTGAGATTTAACCAACTTCTCAAGTTTAGCAATCTTAGCTTCCTGTGCAACCCTATTATTTTCTATAACAGTGGTTAAAGATTTAACAAGCTGTCTTAGGAAAGGTTCAACATCCATAGCTGCCTCTGCATCTTCGTCTTCGTTCATCCAATCATCTAAAGACTTTTTTACGTCCTCATCCTCTTCATCTTCGTCTATGCTTCCGTCTTCATCACTGTCTTCACTTTCCGGTTCGTTGTCTTCATCATCGTCCGGTGAAACTTTTTTAGGCTTTTTAGCTTTTTCCAAATCTTCATCCAATTCCAATGATTTAGATAAGTCTTCTAAAGCTTTATTAAAGTCTTCCTCTAAAGTAGTTTCATCAACTACTTCTTTCTGTGTATCTTCTTCCATAGAAGTTACCTCCTGATTTAATTTATCTTAGTTTATCAACAACTAAGGGTATTTTGCGTGCAACATAATGCACTAATTGAGATGCCATATAGTTATCATAACCCCTGTCCAACACAAAATTAAGCAAATCATTATAATTTTGTATGTTTTCCCTACGGATACTTTTAAGCAAGTCTGAAAAGAAAGTTCGCATATCCTCTCTTGGTATGGGAGGGAAAGAATCTACTTTAGAACCTTGCAAACTTTCACCTATTAATGCTCTTCCGCCTGTAAAATTGGCAGCGTTTACGCCATTACCCGCCATTAAAGCTTTAGCAAATTCTGCAAAGGGAACAATCTGTACTTTTCCTAATGTTCCATCGTTCACAGGTTTAGGAGTAATTGCAGTTTCATCCCATATTACTCTGGATATTCTGCTATGAGCTTTTTGAAGTATCCCCCCTCCAATAGATGCACCTAATTTCTTAGCTTTTGAAAGTATGTTTTTCCACAAAGACTTGGCTATATCATTCTCTTTATACAAGAACCCTTTCACCAATGTTCTGTTATCCGGCGTAAATTTAACTTCCAACGGTTCACCTATGATAAATTTAGGGTCATTCGTAAGTTTGTGCTTGTGGTCATAAGAAAGAATGCCATGTGATAAATAATAATCGGATGCCTTTTTCAAAGCATTCATTTCTACCACTTCATCTTCCTGATCACGCAACTCATTAGATGCTTCCAAATAAACCACCCATCTACCATCCTCTTCTACACCTTTTATTAAGACGTTTCCTTCAAATGGAGAATAAAATGGATTATTCAGTTCTTCTATAATTCTCATAATTCGTTCCTAAATAAAAAAAGCCTATACCCCCTTATATGGAATATAGACTCTCTTTGGAGTTCAAATATTCACTATCAATTTACCACACCTTCTACACTTTGTTTCAATCATGGCATGGTCTAAGTTTAATCCTTTCATTAAAAGAGCACCACAATTACCACATCGTAACTCTTGCAAATCCCCTTTAGAAACGATTAACTTAATCTTTCTACTGTAATTATACCTTGTTTCCAAAGATTTTTCAACCTTTGTTTTACCAACCATACGTTTATAGATGCCTACTATATATTTCCAGTTTTCAGCCTTCCCTTCCTTAGCAGCTATATCTTTAGCTTTTTTCCATTTCTCCTCATCTATAGGTTCACCCATAAACATTTTAGGCATAATTAATCCTATTTAAATAATTCAGGGAAAGCTGTTTTAAAAGCCTCATGTTGCGCAGCACTGCTTACCTGCATAGAAAGAAACTTTATTGCAGCTTTCAGCATTTCAACAGAAGGCTGATCCATAGTTTTAACGGTTGTAACCGTAGCTTTTTTTGACTTAGCGTCATCTGTGCTTGTTGTCTTAAAACTTCCTTTTGCGTTTGTACCTGTGTCCATTATTTACTCCTTAAAAATAAAATATTTCTTATTATAGTATATCATACTTTTTCAAATAACAATACTTATTGTTCTGTTAAACCTCTATTCATAGAATCCCTTAACATAGCTTCATATTTTTCAAATCCAGGGGTATGTTCAACTGCGGTACATCTACAATTCTTGACAATAACACCATTGTCAATATATAATCCATATATATCATCCGTGACGTCGTATACAAAACCATCATAATTGGAAAAAGAAATATGAGTAATCTTATCATTGAACAAAAGACTATCAGTTTGCTTGTCAGTAGTTATATTAATGGAAAATCTATTAAGAAACTTTCTGCTGAGTTCGGTATAAACCGGAATGTTATTAGAAATAGACTCATAAAAGCCAATGTCCATATTAGAAATCGTTCGGAAGCTATGTATATCAGAATGAAAAATACGCCCCCAGATATTAGGAAGCAACTCACTATTGCTGCACATATTGCTAAAAAGGGATCGCATATTCCCACTTCCCAACTCATTATTAGAGCTATTCAAAACCAATCCAAAGGAATTCTTAATACTACAGAACAACTGTTGTTTAGAATGCTCCAAAAGCAAGGTTTCCATATAACTCCCCAAAAGGCTATAGGCATTTACAACTGTGATCTCGCCATTAATGAACCTCCCATCGCCATAGAAATCTTTGGAGGACACTGGCACTCTTATGGAAGGCACGCTGCTCGTATGTTGCGCCGTTCTAAACAAATTCTCAATAGTGGGTTCTCTTTGATTATAATATGGGTAGATGCTTTGAAGTATCCGCTTACTATCGGAAGTGCTAACTACATAATCTCCTACGCTCAAAAATTTAGCAGAAACAAATCCGTTAGGAGTCAATATAGGGTGATTCTCGGTAATGGAAATATTGCGCCCACTACCAAAAGTTATTTTAACGATCCTGCCTTTATAACGACTTTGCATAATCCAACTGGGTAAAAAAGCAGAAACTTTTTGGTCTGGAAGTAAACAATGTGGATGCATTGGAAACGCAGCCCACCAATTTGCTCTATTTCTACCATAGTTGCTTTTACCAACCCAAATAGCAGTATAAGTTTCTCCATTTATTGTTACTTGGTCCCCTCCTGATTCTGGAGGCGAAGGTAATAATACAAATATCTTATTGTTTATTAAACGTTGGCAAGCTTGGCACGCATCCGGTGCAGATACTCCTTTTAAAAAAGTTGGTTCATCTCCGTTATCCTCTAACATAGTTTGAAACATTCCATTATTTTGAGCTGCACTTATTTCTGTTTCAGCTATTCTGCGCCAGTCTCTGTTCCAACTTCCAAAAGTATCAAATAATTTACTCTGTAATTCATTACCACTAACCCTATTTCGTATAGCCGTTTGTATAACGTCATGTATCTGTTTATATTGTTTATTGCTTAAATCTACTATTAATTCACCTGCATGTTGATCAGCAAAAGTTTTAATGTTTTCCCAAGTATCTCCTTTCAAAGTCTTTTCCGCAGCAACCACTTTAGGGGCAAGAGAATCCCAAGAAGCATTAACCGCAAATTCAGTATCCATTCGTTTTAACACTTTTCCTAATGCTAAAGCTTTTAAAGCAATTCTATCCTCTTCATCTTTATAAATATAATCAAAAGCATTTGTAATGTTAGTTTTAAGTATCTTCCATTCTTTATTAGTTAATGGTTTACCTGTTTTAGGGTTTAAATATATGTTTCCATTCAATCTAAAAATAGCATCATCTTTTGATTTAACTACTACCACCCATTGACGTATAATAGATGTATATAATTTGTGTAGAAGTTTCTCTACTCTTCGCTTACTGATACGTTCTAAATCTCTAACCGATCTATAGGCTGATATTTCCTTATTATGCGTATCAAAATTCATAGCTTTGTATAGTGTTTGTATGGCTTTCTCAAACTTTACTTCACTTTTGGTTTCGGCGTCATCTATTTCAACTATAATTTTACTCATTTAACACTCCTAAGAAAATTACGATAACCTTTAGACCTATTTAGTTGCCCTAACAAATTATTTCGTGTCTTTTTACCAGTTATATGATGACTTAAAAAAGCAGGAGCGTATTCATAAGGAATATTTATTTTAACTTCCGCATTAATTGATTTACGTTTCTTGTTAATAGTAGTTTGTCGGAGTAATACCTGTATTCCAGTTTCAGTAGGTTTCCAGGGTATTATTGTATGTCGTAATAACTGCCCTACTTCCCATTTTTTATGACTATCCGGTTTCCCCCTTACTATTGCAGCCGTTTTACTTCGTAACATAGCTTTTATCTGTTTAAAACTAGGCAACTTCTTCATATCACCCCACCCACCTAATTTATCTTTTGCAGTTTTTAATCTATTAGCAGAAATTACGGGCACTTCAATTAATTCATTTTTATAATAAATTTTTCCAGTTTTACTTTGTACTTTGAGTCTAACCCTTGGCTTTGTATTCCCCCAATATTCTCTATGAAGCATCACCAAAGCTTTCCCAACCATAGTGACCGCTAACTTTTTAGCATCCACAGGCTTATCCGTTTTATCAATAGCCTGTTTTATCTCTCTAAATAAATTACTTGCAGCATTGTAAGAAGTATTACCTACGTATTTGGTAATAGCTTTAAAATCATTTAGCTTATGGCTCTGTAAAACACCATCAATAACATCTCCTAAAGAAGTAGTCAAAGCATAATTCATATACTGATTAGCTTTTTTATTTCTCTTCTGTATAAACTTATCCGCAGTATGTACTACTACCCAAAGTTTACCAACTTTTTTACGAGTAGTACCATCCTTCCATCTTCGTACCGTTCCTTCAGGATATGCTTTATGCTTAATTAATATTTTCATGTTATTTCTACTTTAATATACGAACCGTTATAAGATTTAGGTAATTCTTCAATAAAAGCTCTTCCATTTTCAGGAGTAACCCTACCTCCTTTGCTTGAAGGAAAACCTTCTTCTAAATCTTCTTTAAGAATATCATATACTGTTTCTATCTTAGCAACTCCGTTTTTAAGCAAAGTTATAGTAGCTACTAAATCCTTTGTACCCCCGGAAAAACTATACATTTTTGCTATCATAACCACTCAGCTCCTTCTTCTTTTATTATTCTTAATGCTTCATTATTTCTTAAAACATCTAATGCAGGAATAACACCTTTTTTTTGTATATAATTAAGTCGCATAATAAAAGCATTAACAGCCTTATTTTCCAATCCCAATTTATGTAATCGATTAATCAGTTTCGTTTTTTTATCATCTGTTAATTTTTGAATAGTCGTGTCTTTACAAGTTTTTGTTAACGGTGTATCAGCACTCATTAAAGAATATACAGAATCATATTTACCTTTTTCTTTTTTATACCGCAACATTATATATTTAGAGTATACATAAGAATTATAATCAAACGTACTTGTAGGTAAAGTCAAACCATTATCTACCAAATACATTTTATTTATATACCCTTCTCGACTTCTGGAAAATAAAAAATTACCGGAATGCCGGTCTGTATTAAATATTAAAAAATCCAATAATGCTCCCTTTTCAAAATCAAATATATCTGCTTCTGTTGATAAAACATTATCTGCAAACATCGCCCCTTCTTCTGACCTACCTATAATCATTTGCATTGAACCTTCATCTCGCATTACAGTAGGAGGTACTAAATTAATGTTTAAAGCTTTAGATATTTC